AGACCAACGCTGGTCGGTTCTACATAATTCAAGAACACTGGTTTTTTACCAGCAGCAGAGATGTCAATAGGATCGTCATCTGTAGCTACTTGAGCAGACGTGTTCCAGAAATTGAACAAGTCACCAGCTTTACCAAGCACCACGTTCTGTCCAGACAAGAAACCCATACGGTTCCTGTAGAAGAAGATGTGTGAGATCTCATTGTCTACAAAACTAGGCTTAGGGTTGGTAAGATCATCACCAACAATCCTATCATTCCAGTTTACAGGACCAAATGTAAATGACCCGTCAGCGTTGCGTACAAGCTGATGAGGCATAGTCAAAGGATCAAACTCGTATGTAATACCAGGCTCAGTGGTTTCTTCCCAATAACCTGTACCATCACCACCAGAACCTACAAACTTGACATACATGTCATCGATGTCAACACTGGTAGAGTTGATCACCTTAGTGATGTAGCCGTCTTTAGATTGTGCTGGTAGTTTGCTGATGTTATCTACAGTATCTGTAATAGCATAGATACTGTTGCTAGAGGCAGGACCAGAAGTAGTAATAGTGAATGCACTGGTTCTAGTGATATACACTCCAGGACCAATTGCTTCGGCTGTGTAACCATTTAAGCCGTTGATGTCACCAGCCAGGTTAGCAGCAATGTGTTCACCATCGTCACCTGAGTTAGCATTATAGGTTGCTGCAGTTCCGCTAAATCCAGTCAGATTGATATCATAGTGACCATTAGCTACCACACTGATGACAACAAATGCACGGTATGCAGGGATGCCTGAGTGTGTGGTGTTGGCAGTCATCTGTACTGTTTTATTTTTATTCAGTACAAACGTATAATCATTCAGAGTTAGCAGCTCGATATCAGATGGGTTAGCATCTTTTAGATATGCATTGCTAGGCACACTTGTGATACTACAATTATTGAATTCAGTATCATAAGCAGTCTTAGCTGTTGCTTCTGCAGTAACTAAGTTGTTGTAAGCAAGCAGAGCAGCATCGTACGCAGTGGTGTCTGTAGCAAGCTGTGCGGGCGTGCTAGCTGCAGCCACCTCTAGATCAGCTTCATAGATTCTGTAGCCCTTGCTGGCCAGCAGAGGCTGCTCTTCTGTCCGTTCGTTGCCAAGAGTGTAACCAGCTGGCAGTGTAGAGCTGTTAGAAGAAATAACTGTTCCAGAATTTTTTACCAAAAAATTACCGCTGGAATCCTGCAGGATACCGCTTTCCAGATACTGCTCTAAGGCAATACCATAGCTGGTCTGCTGTGGATTGCTGATCTGTGCATAGGACACAGCAAACAAGTTTGTGATAGTTGCTGTTTGTCCAGCAATGGTTTCAGCTAGAGTAGCACCAGCAGTCTGCAAAGTAGTCAACGCTGTAGCTGTAGCCAGTTTAGCAGTGTTATAATTATCGGTTGCAGTTTTTAGGTTAGCAAGGTTACAGGTACCAGGAACACCTGTATTAGAGCCCATATCAACAGCACGTGCAGTGCCGTCTAACAAGCTCCAAACACTGAACCTATCATTTTCATATTGAACGATATACTTCTCTTGTTGATCACGTAGAATGGGAAACCACTTACCCGATGCTGTAGCGTTGGGGAGCTTGGAAACAAACTCACCACCTGGACGCTTGAGCATACCCAATGCAAAATCAGGGAATGCATTAACTGCATCTTTTACCTGACCCGGACGCTTCTTACTGTCTGGCTGTTGTGATATACCAGACAGAAGATTAGGAATAGATTGAGAAATTGTACTCATTGCCTAGATAGACCTTGGAATGGTTGATAGCTATTGTAGTAATTCTTACCATCTTGGAAACCAAACATGGAATAATCACCTTGTTGGCATTCTTCCTCAATCGCAGCTGCTCGGGTAGTAGCTTCCTGTTCTTGCAGAAGTTGATTCAAATCGCTGTCACCAACCATTTTAATGCAGCACATACGTGCAGCTTTTGCAGTGATGTATGCTTGAATGGCTGGAGGTAGATCTTGGAAATCAAAGAACCAAGTAACATCGGCTCTGATATCCTCATCAAATGTAAACTTGTGCTCGTACTTATCGTACAGTTTACCGTTACGTTTTACTAGATCATACCGATCTTTGTGATAATGTACATTAGCATCGAGAGCCAAGACATTACTAGGATACGCAATCTCATTTGTTAGAGAATCACGAGACATAGTATAGTCACGCTCGATGTTAAATGACCACCCTTCTAGTTGAATCTGTTTGCTGACCTCACGCAAGGTATTGACAACAATAGCAACTTCAGGGTTCTGCAGATCCAGGGTGGTGACAGGAGCCTGTCCCACACTGCTAAGTATTTGATTTACAGCATCCAGTTCGGTGGACACAGCATATGTAGGAAAAGGCATGTCTGTCAGGAGATAAAAAAAAAGGGACTCCGAAGAGTCCCAGTATAATAAATACAAACGATCAGCCGACGTTTGCAGGATAGGAAGTGCCGAAAGCAGCGTCACCAGTGGTGTCGCCAGTGAACAGCTCAACACAAGCAGCAGGGTTCAGGAAGTCAGCACCCATAGCCAATCGGCCAAGGATAACATCACCCTGGTAGATCACGCTAACGTCTCCAGAGGTGACTTGCACCTGAGGAGCGATAGCTTCCACACAACCAGCAGCTTCGCGCTGGAAGATCAGACCGCAGGACTTGTCGAAAGCACTAGCGCTACCATAATCATTATGGACACCAGCGTTCAGTGCAGACTGAGTGCCGCCAGTACCAGCATCAATATCGGTATCCTTGTTACGTGCATCCTCGATGTCGGGATTCACGAAGTCACCGAGGTTAGTAGGTGCGGTTTCACCGGTAGTGCCACCATACTCAGCACCATACTTACCCAAGAACGGAATGTTCATGGACTTGTAGATACGAATGCCGGCAATTTCGATGATGCCGTTGCCAGACTGCAAAGCAGTACCCTGAACGTCACGGTTAATCAAACCGTTAGAGTTAACGTTTTGAATCAACGCATAGTACTGGCGTGGGTTTAGGACAGCCACACGCCCATCCTGACTCACTCCTTTTTCGTCGAGTGCAGCAGCTGCATCGTAGAAGGCGTTAACCAGATCGGAAGCGCTGTAAGCATCAGAGTTGTCGGTAGCAGAACCAACACGGATCTGAGTACCACCGGGCTCAACAAAACCAGACTTGCTGATGGGAGAAGCTTGACGTGCACCTTTGGCGATAGCACGGAAGATAAACCGGTCATAACGCTCAGCGAGTGCATAGCCGATCTTGCGAGAGATCTCGCTACGCAGGTCGTAATGAGAAAGAATCTCATCAAGCTCATACACGAAAGCCGAGGAAATCAGGAGCTGGTCGCAAGTGATGGTCTTCTCTGCCACAGGCGGAGCACCGTCACTGTTACCCAAAATGCTGTTTCCAGGTGTATGGAATTCGCTCGTGGTACGGCCAGTGTAGACGAACTGCATTGATTTGCCGTTCTTCAGGGTACGCTTGGTAACCAGGTCACGAGCAATCGTGTTGTTTTGGAAACCCTTAAACATCTCACCAGAGAACAGTTTAAGGTAAAGAGCACGGGCGTCACCCGCACTGTTAAGTTGTCCACCACGTGTCAACGACGACGGATCGGTCGAAGACTGGTGAACTGTAGTAAGAGACATTGTTAAAAGAGAGAATAGATGTTGCTAACTCTCCAAACGTTTGGAAATTTTTTTCAATAAAATTGTGGTCTATCCCACCGTCTAGACGGCGAAGGGTGTCCGCGTACGGGCCAACGCCAATAGGCAAGGGAGGAATTGCACCTCCCTAAAAGTCTACTTGCCAGATTTAATGTAAGTAACGCCGCGATACTTCAGCTTGGCTTGCTTAACAGCAGCCTGTTGCTCTTTAACGCGAGCTTGCAGTTCAACGGTAGGCATTGAATTTCTCCGAAGTACCACACCCCCGTTCCATGATGTGGCGTTATGCGTCCTGTTGGAACGTTTCTTCTAGAACACATTTGTACAAAAGATTTTTTAAATACAAAAGTTCTTGCTGTTCAAATGCATCACCACCGCTCCAGTTTTTGTGATGAAAGTCTACAGACTTGTAAATCAATTTTAGAGCTTCGGGTGTAAGATCTAGTTGATAGATATGTTCCATAAGGATGAACGTACGTTACTTAGAATTTGTACTTGACGCCAGTCTTAGCACCAACGCCAAGACCTTCCAGCTCCAGACCTTCGGCAGTAGCAGCAGACAGCTCACCATAAACGTTGAGCTTCTTAGTCACATCGACACCAAGACCGACTTTGCCAGAGGCAGCACCGACTTGCTCAGCGTCATCAGGAAAAGAGATGGCAGGACCACCCTGAATGTACCAGCTTGCGCTGTCACCCAGAGCGTTTTCGTAGCCCACGTGAGTCTCCAGCAAAGCACCTTGATAGTCCTCACCAGCCCAGCCTTGGTTGGCTTCGACATTCAGGTAAGGACCTGCCATAGCAGGCAGTGCAAAGGAAGACAGCGCGAGAGTGGAAAGAGCGATAGTTTTCATTAATTTAAAAGTTGTGTGTATAATTAGCCGACCGCCGGAGCAGTGAGAGCAACAGGTGCACTCTCTACACTAGCCAGATCGAGTGGGAAATTGTGAGCATTACGCTCATGCATGACTTCCATACCGAGACCAGCTCGGTTCAGGATGTCAGCCCAGGTGTTGATGACTCTGCCATCGGACGCCTGGATCGATTGATTAAAGTTGAAGCCGTTCAAGTTGAACGCCATAGTGCTTACACCAAGTGCGGTGAACCAGATACCCACCACAGGCCAAGCAGCCAAGAAAAAGTGAAGACTACGTGAATTATTAAAAGACGCATATTGAAAAATCAAACGTCCGAAGTAGCCGTGTGCGGCAACGATGTTGTAGGTCTCTTCCTCTTGACCAAACTTGTAGCCATAGTTTTGGCTTACGTTTTCAGTCGTTTCTCGAACCAGCGAACTGGTGACAAGAGAACCGTGCATAGCAGAAAACAAGCTACCACCAAACACACCAGCGACTCCCAACATGTGGAAGGGGTGCATAAGGATGTTGTGTTCTGCTTGGAAGACGAGCATATAGTTGAAGGTACCTGAAATACCAAGTGGCATACCGTCACTGAACGATCCTTGACCGAAGGGGTACACCAGGAATACGGCCGTAGCCGCAGCAACAGGAGCTGAATATGCGACAAAGATCCAAGGCCTCATGCCTAGTCGATAACTAAGTTCCCATTCGCGTCCCATGTAAGCGAAGACACCGATGAGAAAGTGGAAGACCACAAGTTGGTACGGTCCTCCGTTGTAGAGCCATTCGTCGAGACTGGCTGCTTCC